GGAGCAAGACCAGTTGCGGCTGCGGTTGCTGGCACTCCAAACACAGGAGGCGGTGGTGGTGGAGGCGGCAATGGCGCATTCTCGGCAGCTGGCGGTTCTGGAATTGTAATTATTAGATACTCAAATACATATGCTGACGCCTCATCAACGACAGGCAGTCCAACATATACAAACACTGGAGGATACAAGATTTACAAATGGACAGGATCAGGATCAATAACAATTTAAAACTATGGCACATTTTGCACAATTAAACGAACAAAATATAGTCACACAAGTTATTGTTGTGGCTAATGTTGAATTGCTTGAGGACGGAATAGAAAACGAAGCAAAAGGAATTGCTTTTTGTCAGTCTCTGTTTGGCGGTGAATGGAAACAAACAAGTTATAATGGAAGAATTCGCAAAAATTACGCTAGTATTGGATATACTTACGATGCTAGTCGTGATGCGTTTATTTCTCCTCAACCATATCCAAGCTGGACATTGGTAGAAGAAACTTGTAATTGGATTCCTCCCGTTTCTTATCCCACTGACGGCGAGGTATATCAATGGGATGAAGCAACAACGACTTGGATTAAAGTATCTGATTAATCGATAATAAATAAACCGCTGACCCGCCAACATTTTAGGAGAAAATAATGGCTATTACATATACCTGGAAAGTCACCAGTCTAAAAACTAAAAACGAAGGTGACAATCAAAACGCAGTTGTGCAAACATACTGGCAAAAGATTGGCACCGATGAAAATGGTAACGTAGGAACATTTTCTGGTGCAACACCATTCACATCAACAACTATGCCTGAAGGAAATGTTTTTGTTCCATTTGAAGAACTAACCGAAGAAGTTGTTCTTGAATGGATTAAAGATGTTGTTGTTGGAAATTACGAAACGCATGTAAACGGAAAAATTCAAGAACAAATTGACCAACATGTAAATCCTGTTTCTGAATCGCAGATGCCTTGGGCACCGGCATTCAATACTGCACCAGGAATACCCACATAAAAGACGAGATATATATTAGATAGTTTATTAATTCATTATAAGGAGCTTGATATGAATAATGCAATGCAACAACCACAACAAGAAGAACAACAAGTTACACTAACTGTTAAAACAAGTTGGTTAAATGTTCTTATGGCTGGCTTGGAAGAAATTCCACACAAGTTTAGTAGACCAGTTATTGATTCTATTTCTCAACAAGCAAGAGCGCAGTTAGAAAACAAACCTCAGGGACCATTAGCATCTAAAGTAATTAATTAATTATGAACGGCGAATGGGCCTACTTTAAAAGTAGATTTACCAAAGAGCAATGTGATTTCATTTTGGAAGAAGGTCTAAAGTTACCTTCCAAAAAAGCATCTATGGGTGTTTCAGATGAAATTGTGGATGATGATTACCGAAGAAGTGAGATTCGGTTTATTCATCAAGAACCCAAATTCCAATTTCTTTTTGATGAGATTTGGAAAATGGCAATTCAAGCAAATCACGACTTCTTCAATTTTCACATAACTAGATTAAGTTTTGTGCAATTGGCTGAATATTCATCTGAATATCAAGGCGAATATAAAAGACACCACGATGTGTTTTGGATGAATGGTGATCCACACTTCCACAGAAAACTTACCTGTGTAATTCAGTTGACTGATCCGACAACTTATGAAGGCGGTGATTTTGAAATGTATGACTTGTCGCAAAATTCTCCAGATAAGGAAGAAATACGGCAACAAGGTACAGCAATATTTCTTCCATCTTTTATAAGTCACGCAGCCTTGCCAGTGACAGAAGGAACTAGACATTCATTAGCAGTATGGATGGAAGGTCCTAAGTGGAGATAATATGAAAACAAATATGATTGTGGTTGATGAGTTCTATAATAATCCAAATGATGTGAGGGCGTTTGCGTTATCACAAGAGTTTGATGTTACTGGCAATTGGCCAGGCACTAGAACAAAAACTTTTATCAATGAAAGCACAAAAGAAACCATACAAAAAATACTCCAAGATGTATCCGGAAATGTTACAGACTGGCAAGCAAATGATGGATACACTGGAAGTTTTCAACTAACCACATCAATGGATAGAAGTTGGATTCATGCTGATTCATATAACACTTGGGCAGGCGTTTTGTATTTGACTCCTGATGCTCCATTATCTGGCGGCACAGGAATATTCAGATACAAAAAAACTGGTAGTATGATGGAAGATGGCACAGATTTATCTGGCGTTACGCAAGACATGACCAAGTGGGAACTTGTTGATAGAGTCGGAAATGTTTACAACAGATTAGTATTGTATCGCGGAAACAACTATCATATGTCTTTAGATTACTTTGGTAAAGACAAAGAAGATGGTAGATTGTTTCAACTATTTTTCATAACAACAGAATATTGATATGAAAATATGCAGAGTTATCTTTTCCACAAACAGACCTGAATTTTTAATACCAACTTTAGAATCACATCAAAAATATATTGACTTTGGTGACCATGAAGTCTATGGTATATTCATAGACGATTATCCAAAAGATAGAGATGATAAACTTATTGTAGAGTTAGCCAAAAAATATGGATTCAATGAAGCTGTCTTACATCCAGAAAATCTTGGACTAACTCCAACTTGGACCGAGTTGTGGAATTATCTAGCTACGCAAGACTATGACTACATCTGGCACCATGAGGATGATGTAGTCTTTGGTGCACCAATCAAAATACAAACTCTGATAGATTTTCTGGAAGAAAACAAAGAGTTTTGTCAAGTCAATCTAAAGCGAAATCCATGGTACGCTTTTGAATTGAACAAACCAGCAATCACATGGGAAGACAAATTCTTTAGAGAGTACCGATATGATGTTAGGGATGACTATTTCTGGACAATGGCATCATTGTATCCAGCTTGGGTAACAAAAGAGCCAGTAAAAGAAGTTGAAGGTTGCAATTTGGCTGAATATCCAGTAATGAAATACTTCAAAGAGCAACATAAGATGAAGATGGCCATTCTTAAAAATCAAGACGGAAGCAATCTTGTGGAACACATTGGAGTATATTCCCAAGGCAAAAGAGTGCTTGAGGGTGAGCCAGGATGGGAAGGTTTTAAGTGGTTTGATCCTAATAAAAAATATGATTCCAAGACTGGTGCCTTAATAGTATAAATAGATAATAAAACTATTGGGAACTATAAATGGCTAAACCCACAACTAGAGCGACATTCAAAGACTACTGCCTACGCAGATTAGGTCATCCAGTAATCCAAATCAACGTGGATGATGACCAAGTTGAAGACAGAATTGATGATGCACTACAATTCTTTGAAGACTATCATTTTGATGGTTGCGAACAAATGTACCTGAAGCATCAAATCACTCAAGCTGATATTGACCGCAGATGGATTTATTGCCCAGATCCAGTAATTTTTGTTACTGGAATCATACCATTTGACCAGTCATCTTCTTCAGTCAATATGTTTGACTTGCGTTACCAATTGCGTTTGCATGATTTGTATGACTTTACCTCAGTGTCTTATGTGTCATATGAGATTACCATGCAACACATTCGCACATTGAATCTATTGTTCTCTGGTACGCCACTATTCAGATTCAATCGTAAACAAAATAAGATTTTCTTAGATATTGATTGGTCTAGAGACTTACAGGTTGGTCAGTATGTTGTTGTAGAATGCTATCGTGCAATGCGCCCAGATACAGTTACTTTGACTGGTACAATAACCGGCACAACAAGCAACAATACTTTGACTGGAACAGGAACAATATTTGACCAAGAAGTTATTGAAAACGACTTCATCACACTATCTAGTGGTCAAGAAGTTCAAATCCGGACAATCAATTCTCCAACAAGTATTACTATTGCAAGTAGTTTAACAACAAACATTACTGCTAACACAGCAACAAAAGCTGGTGTTTCGGATGTTTGGAATGATAAGTTTTTGAAGAACTACGCTACAGCTAAAATTAAATATCAATGGGGCACAAATCTTTCTAAGTTTGCTGGCATTCAAATGCCTGGTGGTGTAACACTAGATGGTCCAAGAATCATGCAAGAAGCACAAGTGGAGTTGGACAAACTAGAAGAAGAAATGTATACCATTAGCAGTATGCCTAGCGAAATCTTTATGGGCTAAACATGCCAACGAACTTCTACTTTAATAATTTTCCATTGCACCAAATAACCAGTGAGCAATTGCTGGTAGAAGATTTGGTGATTGAAGCTATGCAAATTCATGGCATGGATGTTTATTATCTTCCACAAACGACAAGAGACCAAGTAGATATGCTCTATGGTGAAGATACATTAAAAGAATTTCGTAGTGCTTACGGAATTGAAATGTATTTGGAAAATGTTAGTGGAATGGATGGCGAAGGCGATTTCATCTCCAAATTTGGCTTAGAGATTAGAGATGAAGTAACTTTACTAATGTCACGCAGAAGATTTGCATCTTTAGGCACATCTTTAATTAGACCAAGAGAAGGCGATTTAGTTTATATTCCTCTATTGCAAAATTTCTTTGAGATATCGTTTGTAGAACATGAAAACAATCAAGCAATGTTCTACACATTGGGTCGTGGTCGTGGCGGCAATGTTTATGTGTATGCATTGAAGTTGAAACAGTTCGTCTTTAGTGAAGAAATTATCTCCACTGGCGTTGATGAAATTGATGACCAGATATTTGATAGCTACAAACGTGCATCATTGCCTATTGCGAATACAACAGTATTTCCTGCAGGAACTGGCTCTTTTGTTCCTGGCGAAATCATATATCAAGGTTCTTCATTAGCGACAGCAAATGCACAAGCTATTGTTTATTCTTATGTTGCACATTCATCTGTTAACATCATTCGTGTAAAAGGTTCTTTTGTTACAGGTAATGTTCGCGGTAATACAAGCAATGCATTGAGAAGTGCTATAACATACAATGATGATACACAAGTTGGCAATAGTATATTTGAAGATATCGCAGACAATGTTAGAATAGAAACTGAAGCTGATGGAATATTAGACTTCACGGAAAATAATCCTTTTGGTGAAGCCTGATGTTAAATAATTCGCATTTTTATAATAGAACAATTCGTAAAGTAGTAGTTTCTTTTGGCACACTATTCAATGACTTGTTATTGGTAAGATACAATAAAGCTGGAACAATTGAGCATGAGAGAATGCGTGTTCCTCTTTCTTATGGCGCAAAAGAAAAATACATCACACGACTAGCATCTGATCCAACATTAACAAAATCTATTGCAACATCTGTGCCAAGAATTTCTTTTGATTTGGTTGGATTAGAATACGATTCATCCAGAAAATTTAATACTATAAACAGAAACTTCTCAACGAATGCTACGACTGGTGCAGTATCTGGGCAGTATGCGCCAATACCATACAACTTTGAATTTGAGTTGGCTATCTATGTTAGAAACACGGAAGATGGTACACAAATTCTTGAGCAGATATTACCATACTTCACGCCAGACTTTACTGTGACTGTAGATTTAATACCAGCATTAGGTAGAAAATATGATATGCCAGTCATTCTTAATTCTGTGACGCCACAAACAGAGTATGAAGGTGATATGTCTACGACTAGACTTATCATTTGGAACTTATCTTTTACTGTAAAAGGATATATCTTCCCACCAGTAAGCACAGTTGGTTTAATTGAACAAGCAAATACAAATATCTACACAGATTCAAGAAGCACCCTATCACAAAAAGTATACGTTGATTATGCTAATGGTTCTGGTGTTTTAGTTACGGGTGAAGTTGTTAGAAGTTCATCCAAAAACAAAACAGGAACTGTTGTATACTTTGCAAATAATAGCGGTGGCACATTAGTGGTGTCAGACTTAAATGATTTGCTTGAAGAAGATGATGTAATTGTTGGTGATTATTCTAATGCTACATATACAATAAATACCGTAGATTTGAATCCATTAAAAACAGTTGCAATTATAACTGTACCAGATCCAGTATCAGCAAACTCGGATGAAGATTTTGGATTCACAGAAACGATTACAGAATTTCCAAGTACTTTGACTTAAAATAGGAAGTCTAAATGGCAAAAAAGCTATCTCAATTAACCGCTATCTCTAATGTTGGAAATATACCAGCAAATATTATATTTGGAATTTCCAACACAGCAAGCGGAACATCAAACACTATATCACTGTTATCATTAACAACACATCTTGATTCAACATTTGCTACTGACATTGCTTCATTGGCAAACGTAGGCGCAGGACTTATTACGGTAACATCAGCTTACCAAGCAAATACTGGTGCGGCCGCTTTAGCTGGACAAGCCAACGTTGGGGCTGCTAGAATTGTTGATGTGGCATTAGGTCAAGCTAACGTTGGTGCTGGTATCATTACTGTAACTTCCGCATATCAGGCAAATACTGGTGCGGCCGCTTTAGCTGGACAAGCCAACGTAGGTGCTGGTTTAATTGCGACAGCAAATGCATCACAAGCTAACGTAGGCGCAGGTAGAATTGCGGATGTTGCTTCTGGTCAAGCTAACGTAGGTGCCGCTGTCATATCAATAACAACAGCATATCAAGCAAACGTTGGAGTTGCTATTGCCTCTGGTCAAGCAAATGTAGGATCAAGTTTAATTCCATTAACAAATAATATTAACAATGCATTCAATCAAGCTAACAATGCATACACAGCCGCTAATACTGCATTGAATATATCACAAAATATTCAAATACAAGACTACACATTGCAGTTGACGGATCGTGGAAAACATATCTATAGTACCAATACACAAG